CAAGTATTTTGGTGAAATGTTCTCGAATCCCATAATACAAGATCGCCCGCCTTTACATCAACATAAACCTTTTTATCCTCTAAATTACTAACATAATTTTCATCTAATATACTCCAATCATAAGGCTCGTCAATGTTCAAAGTTGTAAAATAATGCTCGTGAAGCTTGTGACTGCCTTTATATACTATTAATGTGCGTTCGCTATTATTTGTTAAGCTTAAAAATGATTGATAACAATGAAGCCCTTTTTTACGTGAAGACTGGTCAGTGTGTGTCCAATAATTAGGCTTACCTTTAAATTCACTTGCATAATAGCAACATCCGTCAAAAGCAGTAACTAATTCGTCGGTGTTCCATAGCTCTTTAAAAATATTTACAATTTTTGAATTAGTTCGCGCAGTCCACGCAAATCGTTGATGTCCTATTTCAAAATATTTAAAAATGCCGTTTCCGTGAATTATTGTATGCAACTCTTCAACATTTTCGGTAGTCTTATACCAATTAAAGAATTCGCTTTTATATTCCTCGATTTCTTCGCTATTATATACATTGGGTACAACACAATAACCATTTTCTTCTAATTCGCGCTTAATAACGTCCATACTTTTTTCTTGTTTTTCTTTAGTTTCTGTTTCTACAGTTTCTACATCTTCTCTACTATGACTAGTAGTGTCCATAGTTGTTTCCATAACATTGTCTTCAGGATCTAATTTTGTAGGCCCTAGTTTTGTTTCGTCTATTAAGTTCTCTTTATCTTTATATTTATTATATTTATTCACTGATAAATAATTATACATTTTTTTTCTTGCACCAGAAAACATTGTTTTATAAATTATTAATATTTAATGTTTAATATAATATTAATAACTATTTAAAAATAAGTTATTTCAAAATAGCGCTATTTCAAAATAGCACTAATAATTTCTTCAGGTAATCTTCCTAAAACAGTGTGCATTAAGTTATTATAAATATTTGACAAATAGCTATATCCAACTTTAGTGCAATAAGTCTCAATAAATCGGATTTCTAATTGCTCTAATATTATAGAATTAATAGTTAGCGACGGAGACCATATATTTCGGCAAGTATTTGAATTACAACAATAACAGTCATTGCTAGCCAAATTCAAAAATAGTGGCTCGTGTCCATACAAATTTTTATAAAAAAACTTATATATATTCTTATCTTTCGTTTTTATTGCATTATTAACAGCAATCAAATATTTATAATATGACATTTCATTTTTCGCCATTTCATTTTTCGCGCTAATAATTGACGACCTATAACTTAACACACTATACGGCTTAAATGGATAATATTCAGGATATGCAAGTTGTAAAAGTTGCGTAGCATTAGCATCTTTAATCAATAAAAAATATTCATCTTTATCTTTATCTTTGTCTTTGTTAGAAATAGACATTATGCTAAGTTCTAATACTAAACCTGCTAAATAATTTAGCAAATGCTTAGAAAAACCTGCACTTTCACTAGTAGCCAAATAAGCTTTTGCATTATAATTCTCTATTTCTTTATTTATTCTTTTTAACGCGATCGAAGGCATAATAACTATTATTTAAATAGTTTTAATTTATTATTTTGCTTATTTGCTTAATTGCTTAATTAATGAAAATTAATAGTGATCTCATAATTGTCTGTTTTACACACACAATTGTCGCTTAATGAAATAAATCCGCTATTTTTAGCTTTAATAGAATTCATAAATACTAGAATAGCCTTTCGTGAAGGACAATTATAATCATAGCGATAAAACAATTTCATAAAAATCATATTCCAAAAGCATAAAGGATTGCAATTATATTTCTCCACATTAAATACGCATTTCTTTTCTTCATACACAATTGTTTCTAAAAATGGCTCAATAATTTGCTTCAGCACTAATTCATTCCATTCATAAGCTTGCTTACTTAGTCCGAGCAAATTCGATTTAATATTATAGGAAAATGTATCTTCTAAAAGCGGATAAATCTTAGTGCGGAATTTACCACGTACACTCCAGTCAGGGGTGCTATCTTTGAAATATGGAACCTCATATTTTGTAGCAAATGCAATAATAGATGACTTATATAATTCAATTAATGGGCGTAAAATAATAACTCCATTAATAACTGATTGCTCTTTAATAACTGCTAAATCGAGAATATAACGACCACGACATACATTTGCAAATATGTTTTCAATAATATCGTCTTTATGGTGCGCCAATAGTATAACGTCGCACTCTTCTTTTGTTAAGACTTCCTTATAAAAATCGAACCTAATCTTTTTAGACTCGTATTCGTAGTCAGAGCGCTTGGTATTTGTGCGCTTAATATTTGTAATAGCTTTAACATATAGCTTAATAGCATTAGCATTACACCAATATTCTAAAAATGCTTGCTCGCCTTTTGTTTCTTCCCTATTATTATAATTAATATGACAGGCTACTACTTGATAATTTAAAATCTTAAGAATAGTAATTAATACCATACTGTCTACACCGCCCGACAAAGACACAATGTATTTTTTAGCATAGCTATTTAGCGGATCCTCGCAAAACTGCTTAACTGTGCTAATTAATTCGCACTTCATATCAAATTCTTTAATAATTATTTGCTCCTCTTTTTGCGGAACAACTTCTAATACATTATTATAAGTTTCAAAATTGTTAGTATCCTTTGCGCTAAACAGCGACCTAATATATGACACCATATTATAAAATATAAATTATAAATATTATTTTATAAATTATAAAATAATAATTCAATTTTGTTATTTATTAACTTATTTATTAACTTATTTAAAACTAATATTATTAGTATTAATAATAATAACTATAAAATGGATAAAAATCAATGCCTGCAAGTTTTAGAATTAGGCGCTAATGCTAGTCCAGAAGATATAAAAAAAGCATATAAAAAGATGGCGCTTAAATATCATCCGGACAGGCAGGAACAAAGTCTGGGTGCTGAAGAGAAAAAACAAGCCGAAGAAAAATTCAAGCAAATATCGGAAGCCTATGAATTATTGATGAACCCTGAGAAATTTAATGCTATGAATAATGGCGCACCCGGATTTGGCAGAGGTTGTGTTGACCCAAATGAGCTATTTGCTCAAATATTTAGAGATATGAATATACACCATCAAGGACAAGGACACACGCAAGGACAGCATCCTTTTTCAAATATTTTTGAAATGCATATTAATGGAATGCCTGCTAATGGAATGCCTGCTAATAATAACGTAATGCGGTCATCGTCGGTTTTTTTCATAAATGGACAAAAAATAGAAAAAGTTACTGAAATTATTAATGGAGTTGCGCACGAACACACCTTTATTAGTGGAAACAATCCAGAACAGTTTCAAAATATTAGATTTAACTTTCCGCATTAGCAAAAAAATTGATTAAATTTGTTAATTATTAACATTAATTAATAACTATTTACTATTATAAAGTAATAATAAATGGCTATGCTCAATATTTTGAATACTTATGTTCCTTTGCGTGCTTCAATTGAAAACAAAGATAATGGAAAAGCAAAGATCGGATGTGTAGCGTTCTCGCCTAAGTTAAGACATCAGTGTGTTTTATGCGTTTGGAGTCAACCAATATAATTTGAACAATAAAGCATGCAAAGAAAATAATGATTGTGTTCACGCAGAAGTCGATTGTGTAAGCCGTCTTAAAAAATCTGAAAAAATAAATCCTATATGTCTTATTGTGTTTCGCACAAATAACAGTGGCACTAAACTTATGAATGCTAAGCCTTGCACTAATTGCATAAAGACTATAAATTTTACGTTAAAGTCTAAAAATTATAGATTAAAAAAATTGTGCTATAGCGATGAGCACGGAGAAATATGTGTGTATAGTGATGATTAATGCTTTTTTTATGCTATTTTTTACTATTTTTTGCTATTTCTCTCTACTTATTATTTAGTATAATTTTTATAATCTATATAATATATATTATAATATGGGTGGATGGTCTTCAAAGCCACAACCTCAAACAGAAGCAGAAGCAAAAGCTCAAGCAGAAGCTAAAGCAGAAGCTAAAGCTAAAGCTCAAGCAGAAGCAGAAGCAGAAGCTAAAGCTCAAGCTCCAGTTCTACCTACAGTTCCAGCTCCAGATCCAGCTACAGCTCCTAGTGGAGGAAAAAGAAGAAAATCTAAAAAAAGAAAACCTAAAAGAAAAAAAACAAATCGAAGACGGTAAAAATATTATTATTTGTAAATTATTTAAAAATAAAAATATAAATTCTTATTATATACAAAAATGGACGTTGAAACAATGATATTAAATAATTTAGATACTTATGACGAAGTATTTACTAACATAAAAGACATTTATCTTGAAAATGTGCTTACTATTTTTACAACAAGTTTGGAAGATAAAGTCCTTATTGACAGTGAGACTTTAAATTACATTATAACTCTTTTAGAAAAGATATATGCTAACAATTTAGCGCTATTATTTCTTATGAGCTGTTTAAGTTCGTTTTATGTATGCACTTACACTAGACGGAAAAAAGATTACATTATGATTAATAATGTAGAACCTAAATTACTTAAAGAAACCGACAATAAAGTATGATAATATAAAAAAAAATTTGTAAAACAATCTATAATACTTATATAATAATAATTATTATAGATTTTTAACCAACGCAATCGTGTCTCCATCTTTCATACATTGGAACTTGCTCAAAAGGAGCCACCTTTGCGCTTTTACAATCATTAGTCCACCGATCATACATAGGAACTTGAGCCTTTGGAGCAACCCACTCCTCATCATAACTAATAGCTGGAGCAACTTTTGCGCTTTTATAAGGACGCTTTCTTTTTGAAATAATAGGCTTAAAAATAGCTCCTGACATATCTTGAACGTTAAAATTAATAGTAGCCATATATTAAGAGTTAATAATATAATTTACTTTAAATTAAAAAAGAAATCAATTTTTTTTTATCATAAAGAGAGAAAAAACCTTGTTAGGGTTTTTTCTTATAGCAACGCACTTAAAACACTGGTTCACTACGAATAGCCTTGGCCTTTTCATTATACACAGCACGCTGTTGTTCGCCGATTTCAGCCCACATAGCGCTCAACACTTTCACAAGATTAGGCCCAGAAGCCACAATGCGCAGTTTTTCAAGCACCTTCTTGGCTTGTGGTCCGCGATCACGACGAAAGAGCAACCAACCACTTACGTAGTTTTTCTTAGGCTTCTCTTCGGTTTCAGGCCTCTCGTGTGCAGACGGCCTCTCTTCAGGAATCTCTTGTGCATCATACATTACTTCAGCCTCACAACTCAATGACCGCCCAACCACCTTCTCAAGAGCCGAAATACACTCTTCGATGCTGTCACTTGTGATGTTGATGTTGATGCTGATGCTTGCATTGGCACTAGCGCTTTTAACGCTTGCGCTATACATCGCTTTGCTTTGCGCTTTGCTTTGCGCTTTGCTTTTGGAGACTATAAATATGTAGTATATATAAACCTATCAATTTTTAATAATCCTAACAACATATTTTCATTTAGCATATAATAGCCAAATAAAAATAAACGACACTGGCGAGGTTCGAACTCGCGCGAGCAATGCTCAATG